GGAAAAGAGAAGTGGAACACTTCTCCTCTGAAAGCAAAGCTTTCCTTGAAGCAAAGCTTCACCACCCCCTCCTTCTTTCTTCTTTTTTCTATATTACTATAATACAATAGTAACTTATGTCGCGTGATAACAAAAAAAAAATAATATGCAAGTAAAACAAAAAAAAATATGATGTGAGTAGTGAAAAAAAATGTGATGTGTGAAATGTGTGAAATGCGAGTAACAAAAAAAAATGCGATGTGCTGGGTTTTTGTGTGTGAGGTGTGTGAATGTGTGGATTTGGGTGTGAAATGTGATTAAAACCGGGTTTGTTTTGAAATGTGAATGTTGTTGTGTGGGTTGCGAGGTGCGAAATGGTGCGTTTTTTTTAGTTTTGTGAATGTTTCATGGGTGGTTGGGTGTGTTCGTATCACTTAGGTGGTTTAAATACAGCAGATTGAAGGAAATGATGGGGAAGTTTTTATGTTATCAACATTAATATTGTTAATAAATATCTGCAAAATGTTTTTTTATTTTATTTTTTGTTATACATTTGTACAATAAATGTTTAATTAAAAAATAAATCAGTATGCAAACTTTAACAGATGGGATGTACGCTAAACTTCCCGAAAATTTAGAGAAAGGTGGTTTAACACCCGGAAAACTCTATCCAATTTATGATGTAAACAACTACGGTTCAATTAGTTTTCGTTTATTAGACGATGATGGTTATGAACGTTACTGCTTATTAAAAGGTTGTTCACATCTTGATTCAGGTGATTGGGTTATTGTTGAAGCAGTTAAAATTAACTAAGATGTCAGAACAAGCATTTATCTACAAAACAAATGGCGAGATTATTCCAATCATGCCTAAACAATCAAACGAATTTACATTAGAGGAACTTCAGCAGATTGTTGATGGTCACATTGAAATTGTTTACCTTTGTGATAGTCGTATCATGGTTTTAAACGAGGAAGGTAAGTTGAATGGTTTTGAATACAATGAACAAGCTACTAAATTGTTTAATTCAAGTAAAGGTGATTATATAGTTGGCGATGTTATTGTTATGCCTTCAAAATATTTATCATAAAAAATATTGAAATAATTTTTTTATCTAAAAACATATTGTACATTTGTGCAATAACAATTTAAAGCTACACAAAATGAAAGACAAAAGTTCACAACAAAAATTCGTAAGAATCACTACACCTAAAACTAAAAAGGAAATGGATTCTATTTTAATAATGGGTAATTTAGCCAACTGTGCTATCTCATACGCAATTTGTTTCAACTAACTAAACAACAAGAACAATGAAAGCAGCAGTAGAATGGTTGCAGATGAAAATGGCAACAGCTTCAACGGAAGAAATGGTAGAAAATATAAATGTTTGGTTTGCACAAGCCAAAGAAATGGAGAAGGAACGGGAAAAATCTATATTTTCAATAGCATATAGAATGACTCCTATTGAATTTGGGAAAGAATATTGTGAATTAGAATTTGAAAAATTTAACAAAACATTTAAACAACAAGAACAATGAAGATAGCAGTAAGAAGAAAACACACATTTGTAGATTTACAAGTGGATGAAATTGAAACAATAATTTTTCAAAGTGATTCAAGTGAAATAGATGATACTATTGAAAACCTACAAGAAGTAATTAAAGAACTTACAAAACTTAAACAACAAGAACAATGCAAGTGTGGTAAACCAAAAGTTGGTGGATATAGTTGCCAAAGAACGGATTGTAATCAAACCTTTAAACAACAAGAACAATGAATAAAAGTGGAAAACTATGGTTACAATTAATAAAGAAGTAACCTTTAAACAACAAGAACAATGAAAGAGAAACGCAAAAAATTAGATTTAACGATGTTTACATCTATTACAACAGACAAACTCCATGAAGTACCTTTGATTGAGTTATATCCAAGTTTATCTACAATTGCAGACATGTATGGGTTTGATTTTATCATGACTCCTCTTGGAATCATTTCACGTGAAGGTGATTTTGATATAGCAGTTAAAGTTTTGAAGCGTTCAGTAATGTGTAATTAATAACCAACAAAAATAAAAACAATGAAAGTAGAAATCTTAATGAATGGTTCAACAAAAATCGTTTTGTTGCCAGAAAATGCAATTGAAAAAGCAATCTTAGAAAACATGTCAAAAGCTGAAGTGGATACGTTTATGATTAAACAGCAAACACACATATTAGATAAAGTAATTCAAGACGGATTGGTAATTAGTTCTAAAAAGGTAAACGCAGTTTAATATGGACTACGATAGCAAATCAAGTGAGGCAATTCTTGCTTTTGACCTTACCTTTTCATTTTACAGACCTAGACACGAGGAAGAGTTTTCATTTTTAAGTTTAGAGGATGCAAATGAATGTGCATTAATAGCTTTGGAGCATTTGAAAACAGAAAACCAAGATAGGTTTGATTTCTACTGTCGCGTTGAAGAAATAATCCGATGGAATTTAGAAACCCTTAAAAAAATTAAAAAATGATAGGATTTGATGTTACAAAAAGTATCTGGTTCAATAAGATAGGTATTGTGCAAATACAAACGCAATTTAATGGTGTGAAATATTACATTGGTGAGGGCAAAGGTATTGACCAGCATCAAGACGAACAGCATATTGCTAAAGTAGGCGCACCTGTGAGTCAAAAAATGATTGTTGAATTTTTTAAAAAAGAAGAAGAATTATACATTTGACAATAAATTAAAATACTGTCAAATGTTTGATTACAAAACTAATAAGAATAAGTACCAATTTTTACCACATATCTTAAATAGAAATGATAACTAAAAAACAAAAACAATGAAAGAGAAACCAAGAGTATTTTCAGAAAAAGGCAAAGAATTATTTTTTGATGGAGAAGGTAATTTAATTACTGAAAAAGATAAATTAACAAGAATTGAAATAGCAATAATAATTGTATTGTCGGTTTCAATTTCTACTTTAACTTATGTATTTTTTAACTAAACAACAAGAACAATGAAAGTAACAATTGAAGTATCAGGAATTACGTATTCAGCAGAAGTAGAAGATGCTAAAGAATTTGATATGCTAATTGATTTAGTTGTGAGTTTATCCAAAGCAGTTGGATATTCAGAAGAAACAATTAATAAAAGAGTAAAAGAAGAACAATGAAAGCAAGTGAATTGAGAATTGGGAATATTACATCATTAGGTATTGTTTTCCTCATTAATCAAGATGTTTTTTCAGTAATAGATAGTAAAGGAGATTGGTTTAAAAATACCTTAACTGAAATTAAGCCCATTCCACTAACAGAAGAATGGCTGATAAAGTTAGGTGCTAAAAAAGACAAAATTGATAATACATACTATTTGAGTGAACTTGAAATAATGCTTCCTAATTTTTTTAGATATAAGACTTCAATTATTAGTAGGATAGACTATGTACACCAACTTCAAAATTTATACTTTGTATTAACAGGCGAAGAACTAAAACAACAAAAACAATGAAAACAGAAACAATTAAAACAAAGCACTATATACTTGTATTGAGTGATGAGAAGATAAAAGTAAATGACCTTACATATAATGGTGCGGGTATTTATAAATGGACAAATGAAGATGTAGAAGATTGTCTTTATAATCCATGTGGTACTGATAATAAAGGTTGCAGTAAGATTATTGCTCACTTACCTTTAGATAGAGCACCATATCTTGAAGGTGTTGAACTAATGAAAGAAAAATAATAATGACACCACAAGAAAAAGCACAGTATTTTATAAATAAGTTTGGAAAAGACCTTGCATCAAAAGTAGTTGATGAGATACAAGGAATTAAAAGTGTTTATCACGATGAAAAACTATATGATTATTATGAACAAGTTAAAGACGAAGTAAAAACATTTAAACAACAAGAACAATGAAAAAATATTTAAGCCGATTTGTTAGAAAATCCTACTACCGACATTCATATAGAAAATTTGGTTTTAAAATTCCTTTTTACTTAAGTTTACCATTTAAAATGGAGTTATGTGTGTATGCTATGAATCAAGATTGGGATAGTCTTAGAATTAAAATTGAAAGTCGTTCTGAAAAGAATTTCGGTAAAATTTTATGGATAATTAAAAAAGGTATTTACTAAAGAAGAATTAAGATGAGAATTAGAAGAAGCACTATAAGATTTATAGGAAAATATTTTATAACTATATTTTCTATACCAATTTTATTAGAAATATTTAAAACAGAAGAAAAACAACAAGAACAATGAAACAAGATAAGTCATGGAAAATAGAGAAAAGACTTTTTTTCTTGAAAAACAAAATACTTTATTGCAAAGCAAATGGTTTAAGACCTTATTATTTCCATCAACAATTGGAAGTTGAAACAAACAAATGGTTCAAGCAAAGAAGCGAAGAATATAAACAACAAGAAGAATGAAAGATTACCCACAATGGTTGAATAACCTTATATACTTTTTAGCGGGAATAGGTTTTTATGGAGTTTTAATAAATTATTTTCTGTAATGCAATTTAGTTACGAATTGAAGCAATTTATATCGTTGATTATAATTTGTTTTGTAAGTTTTTATATCATTGCATTTGTAAATTTTAAGAAATGAGGGTGTTTAATTTAAAGCGATTGCATACCGCGTTAGTTTATTCACCCTCTTTTTCCTTTCTAAGTTGATACATTACTTCATCCTTGCGAATATTTCTATGAATTACTCCAATAACCACACCACCAGCAATTAATCCAATTAATATGTTTCTTCTTTGTTCGTATGATTTACCTGCAACAAAACTAATACCTAAAACGCCAGCCCAAAACAATGGATTTAAACCATAATAGGATAAAGCATCACGCGTCCAATATTGTTTAGGTGTTATCTCACCTTCTTCAAGTTTTTGTTTGTTATTTCGCATGTAATTGAAATAAACAGCGTCTGCAGGTGTAGGAATTAAATCACTTGCGATTAATCCAATACCTACTGCTAACAATAACTGATTATGCCTAGAATCTTTCATATTAATTTTTGATGGACAACCACATTACAAAACTAGTTGTTGTAATACCTCCAATAATCGCGTACCATTTGTAGCGCTTTTGTTTTTTTATTTCTTGCATCAGAATTGATTTCTCATCCTGGCACAGTTTTTCTAAATTCTTATTCTCAACTATAATGTCGTTGTATGCCTTTTTGATTTTATCATCATGAACTATAATTGCGTTCTGATTTATGATAATTGAATCTTTTTCATTCAACTCTTTCAATTGGATCTCATTCAGTTGTTCTAAATGTTTTTTGCTCTCGTTGATAATTGCAAGTTTACGCCCTTGTTCTAAATCAAAAATAATTACCGTATCTGACTCTATAACTTGAATAGATGGGTATTTACTCGTCTTGACTTGTGAAAACGCATCAGATGTAAGCAAAAGGCAAAAAACACATGTTACAACCTTAATTAAGTTCTTCATTGAAATAATTTTCTAGTTGATTTGAATTAAAATCATTTATATCTTTCACTTTGTTAACGTAAACCACATTCACTTTGGATTTCAAATGTTTCAAACTATCCAATGCAACATACGACTTTTGAATTAAGGTTTGTTTCTTCACAATTTGAGCTTCAAGATATTTAATCTGCTTTTCTCTTTTCGCGATGATTTCCAAACTATTCTGCTTGTACTTCTGCAAATACAAATTTGACAAACCTTTCAATTCGTTCTTCTCGGTGTTTGTTCGATTCCAAAAGAATAAACATAACCCCAAGATAGCAGTTAACAAAATGTTGTATAACTTATTGTTGTTCATTGTGTAAAAATAATATTTTTGTTAGTTAACATTTAATATCTTTCCAAATAAAACCACCGCCTGTCTTTTGTCTGCCTTTTAAACAATCTGTGATACATGTAGCATTCAAATTATAAAAATCTAATGCATATTTAGCACATTCCCATTCTTTTAAAAATTCACCTTCTTTTGAATATTGATATACTTTAAAGGCTCTTCCATTTTCATGACCTTTTGAATTTAACCAACTTCCTGTTTTATTCTTTTTGTGAATTTCAGACATTTTCATTTTAGTTTGTTCAGATGCTTTTCTGCCTGTTGACTTAAATCTAATTTTTTCTTTAGTTTCAGCAGTTACTATATGTCCTAATAAGGTTACTTTTCTTTTTAAATTTATTTCCTCACTTAAAAAACCACCATTTCCTCCATCGGCAATATTACATAAATAACCATTTTTTGTATTCTTCCCATAGAATTTAATAAACTCTATTTCTTTTGCACAAGCTTCTTCCCAAGATAAATCGTCTAACATTATTTCTACTTTATAATCAATTGATTTTACAATATTATTCCAATATTGATTCCTTTGATTTTTCTCGTAAGCCCTGTTATAATTTAATTCGCTTTTACCAATACCTATGTAAAAAGGAATGTTCTTATCAAGTCTAATATGTCTATACAGATAAGCCATTATTGTAAATCACCATCTGATTTGTAAGGTATGTACTTTGTAGCAGAGCCAACTTTCTTAGCAACTAAGATTTGCTTACGTTGTTTTCCTGTTGATTCATAAGATACATGTACCCAATCTGGATTACCGTTTTTAGGAAATTCCGCTATTAATTGGTCGAAATTCAAATGTTCCTTAATGAAGTCGAAAACCTGCTTATTTGTAATTGACGTTCCATCCATGTCAATATCAATAGCTTCACCAGTACAATGCTGTGATGAAGGGACATATACACCATTAACTGTTTTACCTGCTCCACCAATTGCTTTATTTAATGCAGCTGAACGGTATCCTGAACTAATACGAATGGGAACAGCAAAGTGTTCACGTATTGGTTGAAATACATTTTCAGCTAACTTTTTAAAGTTTTCAATGTGTTCGGGAGTTGGCATATTGCTGATTCCTTTACGTTTTGCAGTTTCACTACGTGTTACTTCTGCCAGTGCTAAATTTTTACTTAATTGCATGTTGTTGTTTTTTATATGATTAATCTACTATTTCTTCTGTGTTTTCTTGTTTTTTCTTGTTTTTATGTTTCAAACTCAAAACTCTTCCGGCAGTTGTGATACCAAATGCGCCTAAAGTTAATAACATAAATCCATCAAAGATAAATTCTTTAATTACTAGTTCATTACCTAATATTCCTGTGATAACATCAACTGTTAAAACAAATACCATCGCAAAAAAGGAAACAACTCCTACAAATGCCTGTTCGTTGATTGAATTATCATCACTAATTAATTCTCTTAATAACTTTCTCATATTTATAATTTAATTGGGACCTTTGTTACCTTAGGTCGTTTGGTTTTAATAATGTCTTTTTGCCAACCTTTGTGTGGTTCGTCTTGTTCTTTATATGGATCCAATGTATCATCACACTTATAGAAGAAAATATCTCCAGTCATGTCATCTTTCTTCACTAAATACTGACTTAAATCAACTGCATAAATCAAAGTATCCTCCCATGAATAATATATCCACGTACCATTAATTGATGCATTTAATATCCATTGTTCTAATACATCTAAACGTTTTGCTATTTCATAATCAAACTCATGTCTAACAATTATCCGTTCTCTTTCTAATAACAACGTATCACGAATAGCAATAATACTATCACGCACAATAATGTCTTTTTTAAATGCAGCTATTTTCGCTTTTTGGCTTTCAAAAATGTTATTGATGTCATCTGCTTGTTTAACAGTTAGGATAACAACAGAATCACCTTTGATTACCGTCTTCAGCGGGTAGTTTGATTGGCTGGAAATCAAACTCGTCACCAGAAGACATACGAGCATTAGTGTTTTTTTCATCTGTTAATTCCTTTTTAATCTTTTTTACAATACTTTTTGTGCTGTCTAAATCACCTATAACTGCACTAACCATTTGTTGCATTTGTTGTTTATCCTCAACAAGTTCTTCGTTCTTCGCTTCTAAATTCGCAACGCTTGTTTTTAAACCTTTATTCTCACTCGTCAGAGCTTTGTTTTCATTCGTTAAACTAACGTTCTTTTGAACAACTTTAACGTGACCATGCCCTGTATGAAATACCTGTAAACAAACAATACAAATGAAAGCAATTGCAGAACCTAAAATGATTCGTTTCTTCTTTTTCATCTTACTTTTTGTTTGATAGGAATATCAATATAGTTTCTTTCAAACTTTTTACACTTTCAGTTGATTGTTTCAATGAACTATCTATATCTGAAAGAATTTCGTTTTCTAAATCTTCTACACGTTTACGATAATCCTCCTCGCTTTTCATCAATTTATTCAAGAAAATCCAACACAAATAACCCAGGCCCAAAACTGCAAACCCAAGGATACCATATTGCGTTAAACTTTCAAATATACCAAAAGACATAATAATTATTTTTTACGTTTTGATTTAGCTAAAAGTTCTTCTTTCAATCTATCTTTTTCTGCTAAATGTCTTTTAATGAATAACCATGCTACATAACCTAATGCTAATGCAGCTAATCCGATGGGTCCGTAATTTCCTAATTGATTAAATACTCCAAAGTCAGGTGTATTTGCTACTTGTGTTGTGTCCATATTAATTTAATTTTGTTATTGATTTTCTTTTGTAAGAACGAATACCAACCCACAATGCACCTGCGATAAGTAAACCTGCAAGTAAGTATGTTCCTTTTCGTTTTAAACCGCGATTGTATGCACGTTCATCAATCAAGGTGTATGTGAACTTGTTTCCGTAAAGTTCTTTGTGCTTACGCGCTAAATTCATAAAATCTTCAAAGTCTGCTGTCTTTTGAAATACCTGGCATCCTGCTGACCATTTATCAACATCTGATGAGTCAACTCCTGCCTTATGAATATTTATGCCAAATAACCCGGTTTCTTCTCTACCATTATTGAAATCTAGAATAGCATTTCTATCATAATCACGAATAACAGTAACTGGTTTTTTTTGAGTTAATGCATCGTACTTACCTCTATGTTTATCTATTGCATAAGAATCAACATATTGACCTTGTTTAAGAATTGCAGCACCTAAAGTACTTAATGGGTTTTTAAGGAAATATGTTCCTGGATCTGTTGTTGCGGTAAAATATTTACCTTCCCATTGCCCAGAATTATTTTTCCAAAAAACATAAATTAAATCATCAAACTTATTTGGTTGTGTCGAATTGTTACGCACACCAACAATGTTTAATTCATTAGGTCGCGTAAAAAGTTTATAACCTTTACTATTTAGTGTTGAAATTATCGCGCGAATACTTTTTGGTTCGATTTGCATAATGAAAGTTTATTTAATGCGCGGGATATTCGCTAGGTTTAGTGTATTTATAGAAGTATTGTCTTATGTATGGGCTTTTGTTCACGAAATCCAAAGTCAATGTATAATCATCTGCGCCTTTAACCCATTTTTTCATAGCTTCAACTTGTCCTTTTGCTCTTGAATCTGCATTACTTCCAGTAGATCCAACAGTTGACATACCAACATAAGCTTTACCATCTTTACTAGGTCCTATTGTTGCTTCCCAATCTACTTTGTATAATTTTCCATCAATAACTATTTTTAAATCTAATAAATCTGGATTAACCCCAGTTTTATATAATTCTCTTAATTTAGCATTGATAGCAGTAGACATTCTACCTCCAAAACCATCAGATTTTCTTTTCTCAAATGAATGTAATGCATCTTGTCTGTTTGGTGTGTTTTGAGGAACTGTATAAGAACCTTTAACAACGAATGTTGAAGAATTAAATTTATTTCGTAATTTATAAATTACAAAAACAATTAAAGAAACTACCGCTGCTCCTATAATGAATTTACTTTGTTTTTCAGTAATGTTTTTCATTATCTACGCGTTTGTAATAATATCTGGTCAAGTTTATCATCCATTTTTGATACATCACCTTCTAACTTCATAATTTTTTCCTCCAGTGTTTTAACTTCAAATTGTGATACACCTTTGAAAACATCAACCGCTTGAATATCATTCTTGATTATATTCACATCTTGTTTAACCTCTTTTATATCTTTCGTGTGTTCATCCAAAGTTTCTGATGTATTATAATAAAAACCATATCCAACAGACATTGCGCAAATAACT